TATCTTCTTTAGAATTCTGCCATGCTATACAGATTTTTAATCTTTTCTTATACCTTGCATTATGTAATAAATTATCTAATGTAGGTAGAAGTTCTGGATCTCTATAAGCAGCTATCTGAATGAATATTGTTTTATTTTTCATAACTTTTAGGTGGTGTAGGATGTGGATCCTTAACCATATTAAAACTTGACTGTGGTTTATTTATTGGATATATTTTATTTAGCTTTTCTTGCCTTTCGTCACACCCGCAGTCATTACCGTATAACTTTTTTACTATCCATTTTATTCCGGTATACTTAGTAAACAAAGCTACTAAATCTCCGAGTCCTTTTATTTTATCCATCACAACTTAAACAATCTAATTCTGTTCTAGAACCTATATCTCCGTTGATTACCGAATCGGTTCTTAAGTAATATAGTGTTTTTATTCCTAATCTCCAAGCAGATTGATGAACTTCATTAATAAATTTTGGAGAATCAGTGGGGTCAAAAGCTAAATTTAATGATTGCGTTTGATCTATATACTTTTGCCTTACTGCTGCTTGTTCAACTAATTGCAATTGATTAATTTCTGCAAATGTAAGGAATATAGGTTTATCTTCTGCTGGCATAACATCTTCTGGTAAGTTTGCTATACTTCCTCTGTCTTTCATAATTTGATCCCATACTTCTTCTGTATTTGCTCCTTTTTCTTCTAGATAAGTTTCTAAAGCAGGATTTTTTCTAATAAAAGTACCTTTTGCAGAGTTAAAAGTGTAAATATTAGCAGGTACAGGTTCGATACCGGCTGAAACTCCTCCAGATAATGTTGAATTTGATACAGTAGGTGCTATTGCTAATAAGTGACTATTTCTCATTCCTGTTCCTCTACACCATATCGGTTCTCCGTACTCATCTGCTAGTCTTCTTGAAGCTATCTCTGCATCGTTTTTAATTTTAGAGAAAATATGATGAGTTAATGAGGTAGCTGCAATAGAAGCAAATGGTATTCTTTCATTTTGAAGTAAAGTATGCCATCCTAACACACCTAAACCTACTGCTCTACCTTTTTTTGCAGAACGATGAGGTCTTACTAGTGATTCCCTTCCAGAAGTTTTTGCTAAGAACTCTTCTAAAACTCCATCTAAGAAATATATTGCGGTTTCTATAAGGTCTGTGTTTTTCCACTCGTGCCATTTAGTTAAATTTACTGATGATAAACAACAAATAAAACTATGCTCTTCGTCTGTGAAAAGTGTTATTTCAGAACAGATATTGGTCATTGTAACCTCTAAGTTATTCTTTTTATATGCAGGTGGATTAGCATTATTTACATTATCTTTAAACATAATATAAGGCTCTCCAGTTTCCATTCTAGATTTAAGTATAGTTATCCAAGTATCCATAGCCTCCTGGTCTCTATGCTCTAATCGTTGCATGAATGTATCATCCACTACGACGCATTGATGAAGGTTTAGACACTGTCTATTAGGATCACCTTTTGGTCTTCTAATTTCCAAATATTCTAATATATCTGGATGATTAATGTCTAAGTTTACTGATGCTGCTCCTCTTCTTACTGCACCTTGATTAGTAGCAATAATAGTTGAATCATAAATCTTTGCCCATGGTACAACTCCCTCTGATTGACCTATGCCGTTACCTATTTTACCGCCTCTTCCTCTTACTCTACTTAATCCAATACCTACACCACCTCCTAGGGATGTCAATCTCATGAGTTCAGCATTAGTTAACCCAATACCACGAATCGAGTCGGGTGTGTCGATTCCAAAACATGAGATTGGCAAACCTTTATCAGTACCGGTATTAGATAATACTGGAGATGCAAGGTTTAGCCAACCTTTCCATATATACCTAAAAAATTTACTTGCTAAATCAGGTCTATCTAATCTTTGAGCTACTCTATCAGCAACTCTTTTATAAGCTTTCCTTGGAGTTTCATTTGGTAACAAGTATCCTTTTGAGATAGTTGCTAATGATACTTCTGTCATCCATTCAGGATAATCTTTTCCTTTCTCCCACTGGGAGTAATCTACTATTACGCTCATATAAGTTAAATTAAAATGCTGATCCCCAGTCTACGTGTCCTTTTGAGTAATTTGTTACTCTACTAGCAAAGAAATCAGTATGTTGTTTTCCTGCTATTACTGCATCAAACCATTTCATAGTTTTTAATGCTCCTTTATCTATTTCAGAAGAAGGTACTAATGTATCAAGACCTAAGTCACTCATCTTAGTATTTATTCTTTGCTTAATAAAGTTTTTAAGTTCATTTTTAGATAGATTTTCTAAATCTCCTAATTCAAATGCTTTATCAATAAAGTCAAACTCTAACTTCATAGCTAATCTACCAGCGTCTTCAATTTCTTTAATAAGCTTTTTAGTTTTGAATTCTGGATGTTCTTCCATAAGTGTTCTAAATAACCAACAACCAGCGTTAGAATGTAAAGATTCATCTCTTACAGACCATTCGACTATCTGTCCTACTCCTTTAAGTTTATTTCTCATCTTAAACGACAAAAGAACTGCAAAAGAAGAAAAAAGATTTACACCTTCTGTAAACGCAGAAAAAATTGCTAATGACTTAGCTCTTTCATGCCAATTAGGAGTACCGTCGTGATTATCTCTCACATTCATTAACGATTCTATCTTAGCCATCGTAGCTTCATCTTCTAAAAATTCACTAAAGTCGTCTAAACCTAATTGTTCATTTAATAGAGAGTAAGCTTCTGCATGTATAGTTTCTGATGAACCTAAAGTAGTACCCATCATTATAACTTCTGGTTTTCTGAACCATTTCGTAACTAATGTCGACCAATAGTCATTGACTACAGTTTCAGTTTGAGCAAATCCTTTTAGAATCTGACCAACTACATTTTTTTCATGGGGTTTCATATTAGACTTCCAGTCTGAAACATCGTTAGCCATAGGAACTTCTGTATGTAGCCAGTGCGCTTGTTGTTGTTTTAACCAGTAATCGTAAGCCTGTGGATATTCGAACGGTTTGTACACAACTCTTTCTTTAAGTAAACTCATATTTCTATTCTTTTTTTTATTTTAAAACTAAAATGTCCTCAAAGGTGAATCAAGGACGCTATAATAAATATAATATATATTCCAGTATCAAACAAAATATATATTAGTTTTTTACAGTACTTTAGCTATTTGTTCTCTTGTTAAATTAAACTTAGGTTTATTATCTTCTTCTTGTATTAAATCTCCAGGGGATGATATACCTTCAAAGTTTATATGACCGTTGTTTGTATCCATTTTTACGTTATATGTCATACCGTCTTGACCGTATCTATTTTTCATAACATGAACTCTACCGGTACCGAGTACTTTATCCTCTTTTTGTCTTGAAAGAGAAAGACATATATCAGCAACCATCATTTTATCGTAACTTCCTGCTGCCTTGTCTCCTTCGATAACATTATCTCTAGCTCCCATACGATTAACCTGAGACGGTGTTATGACAGGAATCTTAAGATCTTTTGCTAATCCTTTCGTAGCAATAAATACATCATCAATTTCGTCTTTTCTTTCAAAAGATTTACCTCTAGAAGGTGCTCTTAAATAATCAACATAATCTATAACAACTAAATCAGGTTTATGATCCATATCAGAACACTTCTGGATATGTGATTTAATAGTGTTAACTGTAGCTCCTTTTGGTGGGTACTCTTTTACTATTAACTTTCCTTCTAAGTTATCTACATAAGTCTGTACCTCTTCACGATGCTTATTAACTACATCTATTGAATAACCAGTAAAATAACAATCAAAACGTTTACCGACGTAATCTTCGCCCAGTTCTAAAGTATAGTAGTTGACATTGTAGCCTAATTTTACGGCATGTGCTGCTATTGCTACCATAGTCCAAGATTTACCTCCTCCTGGGTTACCAAATATTATAGCTAAATCTCCAGGTCCAAAACCTCCTTGAATACCATCATTAAGTATAGGCCAAGGAGTAGGAATAGTAGGTCTATAATCCTTTCTGTATCTAGTTTCTACATCTTTATTGTATTCATGACCAATATTTTTGTCCATTCCTGCTTTCATAGCTTTTTCAACTTCATTTCTAATACCATCAAAATCTCCTGCTTTAAGTAAATCAGCTGAATTTAAAATAGCAGTTTTCATTTCTTGGTTTTTACAGAAAGTTTGAAATTCTTCTTGTACGTAATCTAAATCATCTTGAGTAGCTTGGTAAGAGTTTCTTAGTTCTTCTTTTAAAGCAACTTGTAGTATATCGTTGTCTAATTTTTGGAGTTCAACTTTAAGAACGTCCATTGTAATATTAGTGTGATACTTATCAAAATATTTACAAATTTCTCCTACTATCCATTTATGAGAATCAGCATCGAAATAATGTTGATGTAGTACATCTCGTACGTTAAGAAGAAAGCTTTTATCTGTAAGTAAGGAGCCTAGTACTTTAAGTTGAAATCCTTTACCGTATTGCTGTAAACTTTTTAATGTCATATTTATAACCTTTACTTTAATATAGCTATTCTTTCTCTAAGAGCCAAGACTTTTAGCTATTAATTTTTTAAATTTAGTTGTTGACCAACCGTGAGTTCTATCTAGGTAGTGAACTGGGATTTTTAAATCGTAACCGGTATAGGGTTTTCCTTTATAATCATCGCCTAAAAATCTAATATCTGGCTTAATTAACTTAAGGAGTTCTAAAAGCTCACTTTCATACGTATATACAAATATATTATCTATATACTTAATAGACATTAAAATTTCATCTCTTTCTTCAACAGAAAGAATAGGTTGTAGCTTATTAGGTCTTTCTATAGACGGGTCAGAATGAAGTAATACTATAAACTCATCACAGTTACTTTTACACTCTTTAAACATTTTAATATACCCTGGATGAATAACATCAAAATTACCTGCTATAACTCCTTTCATATAATTACTTTTTCTTTCTTATTCTTACCAAATACTGTAAGAGATATTCTTTCACCGTTTTTTATTACAGGAACTCTATGTAATGTATGTACGTCAAACAAGCCAAAATCTCTAGGCTCACCTTTAACTAAGAGTTTCGTTTTACATTTAGATTCTTTTAGTTCATGAACGTATGCAAATCTTCTATTAGCTCTATTATCAGTATGTTGGTCAAAAAAATTGCCTTTTTTCCACTTGTGTATATGGTAGACGTCGTAATAAAAATTACTGTCTCCAATCTCTTTAACTAAAAATTGATTAAATTCGTCATGAAAAGGAACTTTATCTTTATGTATGTTACAGAACTCATATAAACAATATGTCCTTTTTTGTATGGTAAACTTTTGAGCTAAAGTATTCAATAAAAACCAATTTATCCAATACTCTTTCATCTATCTATCGAAAACTGTTAAACCTCTAAAGTTCTCTAACCAGCCTTCTGTATTTTTAGTTATACCTTCGATTTTATCTTGATCCATCAGATGAAGAAAAGCACCAGATTGAAGATCTGGGATATGTTCTTTAAGTATGTTTTGAACGTATTCTATTTCGTTATCATCTAAAGCTGTATTATGAAGATCCATTAACTTAAAGTTCGTTTCAACTTTATCCCAGAAGTGTATAATTTTAGAGAATATTTTTTTACCTTCTAATTTACTTTCAGCAACACCGTAAACATATTCTAAATCAGTTTTTTCCGTAAGCAATTTAGGAAACTCTCTAACAATAGTCTTTATGCCTAATCCTTTTACGCCTTGTAGGTTGTCTGAGTTATCACCCAATAATGCCTTTACAATATTATAGTTCGTTGGAAGAACTTTTAATTCTTCAAAAATATTATCTTTAGTAAAAGTTTTTTTCTTAACTGGTGCATATACTTCAATATTACTATCGACCAATTGTAAGAAATCTTTATCAGATGATACTATTGTAACTTTTTTACCTGCATTTCCGGCTCTTACAGCTAAGTAAGCCATTATATCGTCGGCTTCTAGTTTATCCATTACCATCTGTTGCATAGGTAAGCACTCTAAGTACTCTTGTGTTCTATATAACTGACCTATTAATGCTTCCTGTTCCTGTTCTCTTGTATCATACAACCCCCAATGAGTAATTCTTGCAGTAGCTCTTTGAGCTTTGTAATCAGGATTGATATTTTTCCTATTAGCTGAACCTCCTTTACCGTCCCACACTACTATAACTCTAGTAGGATCAAATATTCTAGTTACATACCCTAAAGAGCGCAAGAATCCCACCAGTCCTCCGATATGGGTTCCTGATGGGTTCATAGCTTTGAGCAATGAAAAACTACGAATCAGCATGTTCATAGCATCTATAATCAAGATATGATCATTCAATGCTCGTGGTGGGGTTTCTTTAAGGTTTTTAAGAATATCGTCGTACATTAATCTAACAAGTTAGGAGCTATTGGAGTTTCTTCTAAATCTCCTTCTTCTATTAAGTCAAAGTCTATAGATCCTACAAGTTTTAACCAATGTTCTTTATGAGCATCTCTATACTTATCGATTGCTCTTTTATCATCTTCTATAAAACCGTGTTGAGTCATAACAATTCTACCTCTTGATTGTACTCCTCCGATATGGTTCTTTTCTACTTGGACGTTAGTACGTTTAGCAAATTCGACTTGCATACCATTTTTTATAGCCTTAATCTTAGATGTACCTGGGTTAGTAATATTACCAAAAGTAACTACTAATGTTGCATCATACCACATTGACATACCTCCTTTATTCTGTAATTTAGGTTGTCCCATAGGATGCTCAGGCTTCATAGTCCAGACTTTATTTATAGCAACCATCGTATTAGTGTAGGGAGAGTTCTCCTTCCTAGATAATAGTATTTTTTGGTTTAAATTATTACCAAATTGAGTAGACATTGCGCCTGCATTCCATTCATTATTATTCTTATTAGAACGTACTGATAAATCACAAGGTACTGATCCGATACTATCCCAGAAGAAACACATATCATAAGGTAAATTACCTTTTGCTTGTTCATCCATTAGATCAGCAATATAAACTGCTACATCTTCAATAGTATTTAAGGTTCCTCTATCAGCATACAGAAAATGTCCTTCATAATCAGTAACTGTACCATTTGCATCAACTACTTCTTCTACTTGTAGTCCCATTTCCTTAGCATGTTCCCAAGACCATTTCATCTCAGTAATAATGAATACGGGTAGGATGCCTAATTTCTGAGCATTTACTGCTGCCTCTATTAATGCAGTAGTTTTTCCAGTATCACTATGACCTCTTAATAATGTAATATGACCAGTAGGTATGCCAGGTAATGAAGTAATATCCTGAAAAGCTTTTGAAAGAGGTATCCATCCTTGCTCTTTAAATTTTACAGAAGCATTAGAATACCCTTTCTTCTTTTTAAAATTACTTAGATTAAACGACTTACGTATAGCTGCGGTGGCTTTTTGTTGAGTTTCTTTCTTTTTAGCCATTACTCGTTGAATAAGTCGTCAAATTTAGAAACTGTATCTTTATTTTCTGCTGTAGCTGTCTCTAACGTAAAATCAGACTTAGCTGGAGCTGGAGGAGCTGCAGGTGTTGGAGTATCATCTCCTGAACCTGGGTTAAGATAATTCTGTAATTGTTTCTTAATAAAATCGTAATCGTATTCAGTATGAACTTCTACAGGATTAGGTTGTGACTTTAACCAAAGGTCTACTTGATCATTATTATCTGACAAAGGAGTTTGTTTAGGTTTAATTCTAACGCTAGTTTCAGGGTAAGGGTTACCTTGAGACTGCTCAACTACCATATCCCATCCATTAATAACATCAGTAAAGTCTCCAATATCTTCGTCTTCTGCTAAAGCTAAAAGTGCTTTATAGATAGTAATACCGAATCCCCATAGTCTAACACCTTTCTCTTCTTCTCCTCTTACTATAACAGGAGCAAAGATTCTAGTCTTAGGGTTAATTTTACCTGATAGAGACCAGTTATCTTTATCAGAAGTTTTTCTAAGCTCTTTTACAAACTCTTCAATCGGGTCTTGTTTCCCGAAGTTAGATAAAGCTACCATAGGATATTTTCCAATACCGTAATGAAACTTTAACTCTTTAAAAGGAAATGCAGGGTCGTAAGCAGAAGGAACAATCCTAATAGTTTGCTTACCTAATTCCGGTTTCCAAAAAATTTTCGAATAGTCAGTCTTTTCTTTCTGCTGACCGTTAGTGTTTAAGGCATCTAGTTTAGCCTTAATAGCATTTAAATCCATATAACTTATTTTTATTTAACGTTAATTTATATTAAGATAAGAAAATTATCTTAACTTTCCAACTCTAAAATACGATGAAGTTTCGTATTTACCCTTTTAAGTTCAGGGCCTTTAGTCAGTAGTATACAGTTTCTGAAATCAGACCAGTTTACTCTGTATGTTGTATCTAATTTACCATCATTTAATTCTTTTATCAAAGTATTTAAAGCATTGATAGTATATAGAGTATTAGATTCTTTTTTACGATGAACTAAGATAGTGTTCTCTAAGAACTGACCTACATTGCCAAAATCTACATTGTACGTACATATATACTCGTCTTGACTTTTGGAGTAAAGAACAAATATTTTATTGTAAATGATTTTGTATCTTGCTTGAATTTCTTCTAAAACAGGTTCTAATGTTTCTTCTGTGGCAAAAGTACAGAACAGTTTGTTGCTCATATCTTCATTATAGTAAATAGGATCGATATCGTAATCAAACCGAGGTTTTACTTGTAATTCTATCATATATAAATATCTTTTTTATCTTATAAATTTAAACTTTTTGAATATTTAAATTTAATTGGGTATTTCTTGTTAGTTTCCATTATTCTTTCAAGTCCTTTAAGTGTCTCTTTTCCATCTTTAGTGCTAAAGTCAAATAAAATAGCATCGTATGTGTATAAAGCTATTTTAGTTTGTTTATCTCTTAGATAACTGAGTACTTCTTTCAAGATAAGAATATTTCTAGCGGTTTCCAAGCTTTGCATCATATAATTCATTAATTTAGCAGGATGCATTTCTTTTAACTCTTTTGTGAAGTGTTTATTAGATAATGTATTCTGTACAAAACCTAGTTTAGTAAAAGATTCCCACATACTATCTATATATCCCTGTATTTTTTGAAATATAGATAAATTTTTATGTTCTTCTGGTATTTTACCGTAAATCGCTTGAAAATTAATTTGTTTTGCACTATTATACTCTTCTTCTGTAATTTCTTCTTTATCGAAATACATCTTTGCTAGGTACTTGTGAGCTGAAGAGGAAGGTATTTCAAAGCCTATTTCATCGCAAAGTAAACGAAGATGATAGCCATCAAAATCTAGCTCAACAAAAAAATCATTAGTAGGTTTAAAGCAGTTCCTGTATTCTCTACCTTTAGGAATAGCAGCAAAGTTTACACTATTGAAAGCATTAGTAGGACGTGAAGTAGCATTATATAAATTATAAGAAGTATAAACAGTTTCTTTATTAATATTATACAAAGAGTTACGAGGTGTAAAGTATTTAACAAAATTTTCTAACTCTATACCTAATCCAGTTTGCTCTATAAGAAAAAATACATTAGTAGCAATATTATTGTAAAAGTTAAATCCAGACGGTAGTTCAATGCCCATGTAGATCTTTACACTATCATAAACTTTCTCACAAGATTCGTAAAGTTTAGAAATAGGAATAATTTGATTTATATTAGGTCTATCTGAGAATTTATTGTAAAAGGAATTAAGTGTGTTGTTTTCTCGTGAAAAATCTAATCTATCATAAAAAGTCATAGAGTAAAGTAAGGATACATCTGTTGCATGCTGTATATTAAAGTGGTACAGTAAGTTTTTCTTATCTAATGTATAAAGTATTGTAAAAGAATTAAGAATATCGTATACACGTTCTTTATCTATATTAAGACATTCATCGTGATTTATAGGAAGTATAAATCCGTGCTTACTGTTTATAGGTCTTATATAAACTGCTACTGTGGATGTTAGTTTAGGATGATAGTTATTATTAGAACTTATGATATCTACATACCCTCCTAATCTTCCTAAACTTTTAATTCTGTCTAACTGTGTATCTGTTTCTAATATATAAAACACTTAAATAACCTTTTACTCTAAGTTACGATAAATATTTTAATTTACAAACTCTGTATAGTCTGTAATGTAAGAAGAAATACCATTTAAGGTATTATTAAGTTTTAATGTAGCAATACGGTTGTTATGTTCAGCTCCATAATAAAGATAGTTATTTATTAAACGATTTTCAACTGGTCCTTGAATAATCCAATCTAATTTTGCTGATTCTATGTTAGGTGCTTTGTCGAAAAAAAGATATTTTTTCTTTGATACCTCTATTATTTTTTGATTACTAATCTTTTTAAGAAAATATCTAGTCCAAATTCCATTTTTTACCACCGTTAAATTAGGTTCTACTTTATCTTCTACGAATAACGGTTTAATAACCTGTTCTTTAGCTACCGGTATTAGTTTTTTAGAGTTATCTTTTGCTTGTTTACCAGTTAAGTATTCATTTTTATAAGTTACTACATACCACCCTATATAGTTTTCTTTATTGAGCAAGAATTCTCCTCCAGGAGTATGTTTTGGACTGCTATATTTAGATTTAGGTAATCCCATTATGTAAAAATAATTTGAGATTTTACATTAGTAGTCCATTTATTATCACTGACTTGATGATCTAAACCTGTGATTATATATGCTACTCTATTTTGATATCTTTTAGGTAAAAAGAATTCATTTACCTTGAATGCTTGTCCTACTTTCATACCGCTTATTCCTTTCATCGTAAAACTAAGTTCAAATGGTATTAAACCAGGAGCATTAATTTTTTTATCTACAGTAATTTTATTTAGATACTGTTCAGTCACTGATTGATGCAATACTGCTATGTCATCAAATTCAGATTCAGGTAAATCAACTTTAAATTTACTTGTGGGTTTATTAACTCTATTTATGAAATCTTTAAGTTCATCATCTTTTTCATCGAATACTTTAGCTCTTTCTTCTAAGGTATCATTTTCTGTTTTGTTACTTGCTTTTTTATTAGCTGTTTTTTTATCAGCTTTTTCGTATAAATGTCTATCTCTAAGACCAGTATTCCATCTTTGAAGATTTAAAGTATCTGAGTCGGAAGTATTAGATGATCCTGCAGCAATAGAAAGCATTGTAACTAAGCTACCAGGGATTTTAGATACAACGTTTAAATTAGATACTTCTGTTCCTAAACCTGCTACATCTATATATGAATGAGGTAAAGAAAAATCATCAGGATCTTTTTCAAATTGTTTTTCATCAGGTATTATCTTTTTGTCAACTATAAAATAAGTAGCTTCATCTTCATCATAGTGCATATGAAATTCATTTATATTTCCTAAATTAGTCTGAATTCCTTTAAGAATACTATCAATAAATACAAAAACAGTTCTTTTTTCTTTGCTTTTTACTTTTCCTAATTCTTCTAATTTAGCTAAAATGTAGTCTATGTTGATATAGATGCTAAGTATTTCATCTACTGGTCCGGTAGCTTGATTAGATAAATTATAAGCATAGTCAGAGTTATCAGTAGACTTACCAGGTAGTAAGCATATGTATGGATTTAATGCAATATGTTCTGGGAAGGTAGTAAAAGCAGGAGAAAATTCTTTTCCTGTTTCAAAGTCTACTATATTCTCACCGTCAGGTCCTTGTAAAAGACCTGCTTTATTTACTACTGATAAAAAATCTCTTAAAGTAATATATTTAAAACTATTGGATGTAGTAAAAGTAGTATTACCAGAAAAATAAGATGCTGGTATAGAAGAGTCTTTAAAAATATCTATATAATCAGGCGCATTCTTTTTTATAGCGTCTAATATAAATGCAGTGTTAGTTGATATATCTGAACTATCTTCAAAGTCAGAAATACCAGGTGCGTTTTTAATAGCCTTTAAAACACTTTCTAATTCTGTATTTTTGTCTTGATCTTCTTTTAATTTATTATTTGATACAAATAACTGTGCTATAGATGATATTACTTCACCTTTTGATACTACATCTACTTGACATTCATAATTACCTCCGTTATAGCTCCATTGAAAGTTTTTTATAAACCCATATAAAAAGTCATAATTATATGCATTATCTTTACTTCTTATATTGAAAAGTCTTTTTCTTAAATCTTTCTCTTTCTGTTTAACAGTAAATCTATTTGCATCGTAATAAGTAGGAGTAGAAGTAAAATTATCTTTATCTATAAAAAAATTAGAGTGCCCCCATTCCATAAGAATAGTAAATCCGGGTCTAAGATATAACTCTTCCATTAAATTAAACTGTTCTACTGAATGTACAGTGAAGTTAAATGAACCTGCTCTTAATGTACCGTATGTACCTTGAGAAGTAACTTGAAAACTTGTTATACCGGGCATAGGAACTATACCTTGAGTATTACTAAAGCTATAAGCTGATTCACCAGAAGAATCACTAATGCCAAGACCTTGAGGAAAACCTGATTTTTGACCTAACGTTGAAAAAGTTCCACCAAAAAGTTGGTTAAGTTTTGCGTGTACGTTACTAAAACTAGGTATATAGTTAGGATCGTCTGCAAATTCGTTACTGTAATTTATATCTATATCGACGGCTGAGGTAACTTTACACCAGCCTGTATTAGAAGTTAAGTATGATAATTCATCAGCACTTCTACTCTGTCTATTGTTAAGTACGTGTTGTCTAGTTTTTAATTGCTTAATAACCCCATTACCTAACGGACCTCCGACAATTCCGTATTTTTTATAAGACTGAGACATTATCTATCTAAGTTTACTTGTTTATATCTTGAAATAGCGCTCTGAGTATTTCCTGGTATTCTAATTTGTATTCCAGGTTCGGTTACTAAAGAAGCTTTAGTCATGTTATTAGCTGATGCTATAATCCACCAGAGTTTAGAATCTCCATAAAATTTTAATGCTAAAGTATCATATCTATCTCCAACACTACTAAGTATATAAAAATCGTCTATTGAAGGAGGAATAGCAGGGTATATAGGATTAGACTTATACTGTTTTCCTTCTCCAGTTTTCAATAGTCCTATATCTTTATATCTATTCATAATTAACTTTTAGGTTGTTCTCCGGGAGTAAAAAATTGTGAATCTTCTTCACTAGGGTTAGTAATATAGTGATGTAGTCCTGTTTGAGGAGTAAAGTAATGTACTGGTGTAAAGCTAACAGTGCAGTCTAGTATATGAGGTAGTTGCTGTGCAAGTTGTGAATCAGTGCCGTCTTCAGTTTTATATTCCTCTGTCTTACCTAGAGCAACTTCAAATGGATAATTTGAACTCCAATTATAAGTTACTGCAGTTATAATCCCTGGTAGTTTGCTAAAATAATCACCTATAGTAAGCTTTACATAAGTGCCGTTCATTATATTATTTTTAGAGTAAGTAGGAGCAGTAGTAGAAGCTAAGTAAACTAATTTTTTATACAGAGGTTTCAACTCTTCTTTAGTAGCAACAGCTGATTTGAATGAGACTTCTACAGTTCTATCAAATCCGCTATAAGTTTTAAATTTTTCCCCACGTCCAATATACTGGCTATCAGTCCATGAACCTGCATAATTATCACTAAAATTATCAATATAGGCTCTAAACGGTAAGAATACATTACTAGTTTCTCCTGGTCTAATAACTTCGAATAAAAATTTAACTAAGTCTTCGCTAGGTTTTTCTGTCTCTCCAGAGTAAACATCTTGCATATTTACTTTATCTTGACCATCACTACCGTGATTAGCTAGTTGATTGTCTTTATTATATATTACCCTTACTTTACCTGGTTCTCCAAGTTTAGCTATTGGTGTAGCTACTTTATTACGAGGATAACTAGGAGTACCAAAAGCTTTACCTTTTATAAAGTGTGTACCTGTACCTGCTACAGATACCTGAGCTAGTGTAGAAGCTAATGTTCCTAGTGTGTCTTTTAAAGCATTTCCTGTTGCTCCTCCTGTTAAAGCATCTTTTTTATCTTGTAAAGTACCAAATACAGTTCTAGATAATGCTACTGCTCCGTTTAAAGCTGTATTATTAGAAAGTAAAGTTAAACCTTCAGTTCTTCCAAATAATTTAGTAACACGTGCTAAGTCATCTCCTCTTCTTTGAAGAGCTGATCTCATATCTGGACTTTTAGAAGTAGCAGGTTCTATTGGTATATCCCTAGTTATTAATGGTTCTTTGCCAGGATGACCAGCTCCCATAGTATTACTATACTTAAGTTTATTAAGGTCTGTCTTTCCGCTATTATAATCTCTTATTATACTCATTATTGTTCGTATGCATTAAGCCTCATAACTTCGTTTATCTTTCTACTATCTAAATAAGTATTACCGCTAGCTCTTACTTCCTGTACTAATTCTCTTAATAGATCATTAGTCTCTTTACCAAATTGAGTACCACCGGCCATTACTAAAGAATCTTTAGGATGAGCTCTAATAGTAAAATCTCCCATAGGTTCACCAGATTTTACATTACTATCTATAGCTTCTGATGATGAATTTTTTATGTCTCTTGCCATCAACAAGCCATCTATACCTACCGATGCAGCTGTACCAGCTCCAGGTACTAAAGAGGCTATACCTGATAATAGTTCAAGTCCTGCTCCTGTCATATCTCCGTCTAACCCTCTTGAAAGGGCAAATGCTAAACCTGCTAATGCACCAATTATTGGTATTTTTTTAATTAAGGATTTACCTACTGTTTTCCCACCTGCTTTTGCTGCTGTTTTAGCTATATTTTTTCCACCACCTTTATTAGCACCAAACCTCATATCAGGTTTACCAGCTTTAGTTAGTGGTCCAGCTAGTTTAGAAGCACCTTTACTTAATTTTAAAAAACCTGAAGCCCATTTCATAAATTTATATAATTTACCAATTATAGACGCACCGGCAATAAGTCCAAAGGCAGATGCAATATATCCTGAATATTTACTAGCACCATCTAATAATGGGTTTAATTTTTCTATAAAAGGTACTATTACCTTACCTAATTTATCGGAAACTTGTTCCATCGCTTGAGCAAATTTTTCAGAAGTTGTTTCCTGTAGAAGTGCTTGCTGGTATGCTTCTTCTCCTAATTGCTTTTTAAGTTGTAAATGAGCTTCTTCGTCTGAGAATCCTTTTGCTTTTATAAGTTTTAATTTTTGTTCAAAGTTAGCATTAGCATATAAATCTTTAGCTTGTAGTTTAGATAAATCAGCATCTCTCCTTCTAATGTTAAAAGACTTAGAAACTTCTTCGGTTGTCATCCCCATTGCTTTTGCCATTGCTTCCCTCTGCTTTACATTCATTGCAAGGTACTCTTGTTCTGAGCCTAGCTGCTTAACAATTTCATTAGCAACTCCTGCTAAATCTCCTTTGAGAGCTAATTCTCTTGCTGCTTGTAATTCTAACTGTTTACCAGTTAATAGTTCTGCTTCTAATTCTGCTGCTATAGATGATTCAAAGTCTAATAAACCTTGAGAAGAATTCTCTAATCCTGAAAAAGATAATCCTAGCTTTCTAGTTTCAAATGCTGCTTGTGCTAAACCTCCTCGAAATTTACCTATAGTTAAACGAGTAGATTCTGAAGCTGAACCAATAGATTCAATTACATCTAGAAAATTAAAAGCACTACCTGTAAGTCCGTTCTGCAACGCTACTGTACCGGCTATATTTTCGGTAAACTCTTGAAGTTCCATTCCAGCTAAAGAAGCTGCATCGTATAATGCTGCTGTATTTTCAGCAGAAATTCCCATTCTTTTCTGTAGTACGGCAGCATTCTGAGTTAGTTTAGCGCCTATATTAGCTGATGTATTTAAAGCTTTTTGAAATGCTATTGTAGACTCAAATGATTCTTTTATTCCTAAACCAGTAGCATTTATATTGTTTTTCATCCTAGAAGCTGCGGCTGTAGAAACACCGAATGCTCTAGACATCTCTACTACTTTATCTTGAATAGATATAGCTCCTTTGATAGCCATAGCTATAATACCTTTCAGACCAAAAGATCCTAACTCAGCTATTCCTTTCCCCATAGCGGGGAAAAAATTACTACCTTCTGCAAATGCATCTCTTGCAGCTTCTGCAGCTTTTTTAAATTCAGGGAATAGTTTATTTATTACAGGTATATCACTAACCAAATCTGACATGGCATCAAAAAACTTAACTGATTTATCTATATTTCGATAAGTGGAGGAAAGCTTACGAGCTTCTTTGACTAAGTCTTTAGAAGTATCTAATTGATCTTTAAATAGTTTAGCTCGTGCAACGGCTGAATCAGTTCCTTTTTCTAATAATTCAGCTATTTCGACTTCTAAATTATTTTGCCTCTGTTTAATAGCTAATATTTTCTTTTCAAGTTTTTCTCTATTTCCTTTGGTTTTTAAATCATTTACTGATAATGCGGCTAACTGTTGGGCGACATTAAGGTTATCTTTTGCTGATTGAGTAAATGTTTCATTACTTCCTAATCGATTTTGATCAGCCTTAGACATCTCTTTGAGAGCTTTCTCTTGCTGTTTTAGAATATCAACATACATAGCACCTTGCTTGTTGATTTCAGTAATCTGATCTAATCGTTTTTTGCTAATATCGTCTGCCATGAATAAAAAGTATACTTATAAATAGGAAAAACTTCTATTTTTTTGAGGCTTTTGAAGTATAGGATGGAGAAATATCAGGTCCTGTGGCAGGCGTAGTTTTATTACCGCTAGTTTTATTAGCTTTTTCATAATGCTCTTGAATATTTCGAAAGGTAAACTTTCGTAGCCAGATAGGCATATTATAGACTGTATTCCAGTCGTAACCGCCATTTCCATGAAAAACAATCTGATGTATCTGTTCGAAAACGAATACTCTATAATTAGAGGTCAGGCCAAAAAAAGTTAAGCCCGATGGGCAAATCAACTTCCTCCTCTCTTCCATCTTCATTTTCGTAATTGAAAACTAGATTTACATCTGGATTGACTTTTGTATATTCTTTTCTAAGAGCTCTAGCATCTTGAGCTAGAAGGTAATTGTCAACGAATTCTCTAATATCTTTTTGTTCTGAAGCTCCATTTACAGAGGTAATCATATGTTTTAGCCTTGTAGTTACATCTGGTTGAGCTGATTTATTGATTTTCTGTAAGCCTTTGATCTCTCTTTCGATTAAGTCCTCGTCTTTTTGAGTCAATAGTTTAAACGTTACTGAATTCCCGCTTTTAGGTAGGTTAAATTGAAATTCGTTCTGCTTATCTTTAAGTTTTGATAAGTCTATTTCTTTTTCTTTAAGCTCTGCAAGATCTATAGTAACATCTTCACTATTATACTTTATTACGTAATCTTTACCGTAAGATAGTATTCTTGCTGCTACCATAATAGCATTCTTATCTCCTATCAATAATTCACTAAAGTCTACATTTTTATTTACTATGAGTGACTTTAAAAGCTTATTAATAGCAGTTCCTTGCTTTATGTAATTTGTATTAGTTAAGATATCCTCTTCTTTAGCAGTCATATACTTCATTTCGATAGTACCTGATGATAAAGGTGAAGATTCAGGATATAATAATCCTTTTGATGGTAACTCTACTGTTTCAGTAGGTAAGTTGAATTGTGACATAAATTTTATTTTAAAACTTCTTTTATTATAAATATACGAATAAAAAATTATTAAACAAACGGTGTAAATATATTCTTTATTATTACATTTTGTTGTAAACAATTTAATAGCCAAGCAGTTTCACTGGTAAATAAATGAATAAATGGTTTTTTAGAAGAATCAAGCCATTGCGTTTCAACACATTTCAATCTATCTTTCATATCACTACTATCAAAAACCTCTTGTTTATATGTAAATTTTTCTTCTTTTTCTACAATATACTTATCTATATTAGGAAATAAGTTTGCCTTTAAAAAATTACTGTATGATGCAAAGTATACAAAATCTTTAAATGTATACAAGTGTTCTCTGTTAAAATTTTCTTGTTTTATATACTCATATAAACTTCCGTAATTATTTACTATCATAGAATAGATAGACTTAAAATTATAAAAAGTACATGCATTCATCTGATGGGTTCCGAATTTCATAAGGTCTAACCTCCATTTAACAATATAGTCATATTCAGAAAGATCTACTTGGTTAAGAACTTCGTTTAGTCTCCTCCATTGTGCTATTCTACCGAAATTAGCATTAAAGTGTACTCCTTCAGGAATAGAGTTTTCAGTTTCTTTTATTAGATTTGAATACTTTTTTAAGTAGATATTTTTGGTATCTTGCCAGTAAGATGATTCAGTAGTTATTACTTTAACAGGGTTAAATTGTTCAGCAATTTGTTTATAGTTATCATCTGTATGAAAGTATAAGTCACAGTCTTTAACTAATTTAAAATTAATTTCTTTCCAATAGCTATAGTCGATATCTTTATTTAATGAATTTTTTATCTGTTCTACTGGGCCTAAGATTATTACTGCTACTTTCATTCTATATTATCAGTTAAAACTTTTATAAATCTTACTGTATTTTTAGTTAATTTTTCTTGCTTACCTGACGGATTAATTACAGTATTTTCTGTAAGTAGTGTACGAACTACTTTTATAAAAAATTTATGGAATATAGGAGTATTTTTAAGAGATGAGTTTATTCTATAAAATAAATTTCTATAAATATCATCTCCAATTACTCCGTGCATGCCGCTCCATAGAACAGTAGTATTACCGTATTTCTTGTCTAATTTAGATTCTAAATGTAATTTTTCTGTATCTTCATATTCTGGATGCATTCCACCTCTCCAGTATAAATGAGTAGTAGCAACTTGTGTCTGACGTATAAAGCTTGAAAGTAGTAAAGCTGCTAGTCTTTCTTCAGAATTATTAGAACAGTCTACATAACTTTCACATAGTGCGGTAATCCATCTAGCATTAAACTCTTTTGCTATTTCTTTATAATTTCTTTTTACATAGTTAGAAATATCGTTTTCAAAATTAAAAGTAGAGGTAAGTTCTCTATCCCATACTTGAGTTGTAGGAGAATTAGGGCCAAAATTTCTAGTGTAAGCTATATAAGGGTATAGATAGTAGAGGTGTTTATTTGTAGGATCTTTAGGATCTATAGCTTCAAGTTTAGTATTAGACATAACTTTTTTATATAAATACAAAAAAACCCGGGAATACCGGGTTCTTTAAAAATGAGGTGGCTATTTTAGAAGTTTAGTACACAGTAGTCCATTGCAACTGTAATAGTAAGCTCAACTGGTTCCGAAGAAGACCAGTCAAAAGAACCTTGTGACATATTTGTTATAAAAGCACCTTTAATTACCCATTCAGAAACTACGTCCCCTACTGGTCCTAGTACGTTAAGTGTTAAGTCTTTTTTGTATAGGTCAGAGTATCCAGATCTTCCGGTTACTGATTCGTAAGAAATACGTGCCCAATCCATTACCGCTTGAGCACCAGATGGTGTTACAGGGTCATACATTGTTAAGTCCATATCTCCCCATTCTCTTTTTCCTCTTATTTTTCTGTACGTATTGATGTGATCAAGTTTAATTGACTCATCAGTAAAGTTTGGAGCAGTTACGTTCTTTACCATGAACGATGGAATACCATCAGCGTAAAGTACAAATCTATTTTGTACCTTTGGCTCGAATGCTCTAAACATTATTTCATTTGGGTCTAATGTTGCCATGTGTTATTATTGCTTTATTATAAATATCTAATTAAAAAATTATGCGTCAAATGTTGCGCCTGTTGGTTCTACTACGAAATCAAGAACAATAAATTCAGCTGTTTTAGATGGTTGTATAAATATTTGACCAACTAATTGGTTTCTATCTACTACATCTGCTGTATTATTCGTATCATCCATTACAACTCTATAGCTAAATAATCCTTGTTGTTGTACTACTGAGTCTAAGTAAGGATTAACTGCAGCTAAGAATCTGTTTCTAGTTGCGATAGTATTTTGTTCGAATACTAGATTTTTAGCTTGATCACCTAAGAATTTTTTAAGTTCGATTAACAAACGTCTAACATTTACTCTATCTAAAGCTGATGCTTTAGTTTGTAAAGTCTTCTGTCCGAATACTGATATACCTGTTCCTGGGAAAGAAGCTATTGGATTTACTTTACCACTGTATAGTGAATCTCTATTTGCTCTAGTTAATTTTTTTCTTGTCTGTATTACTCCAACTAATCCTCCTCTTACTAATCCAGCAGGTGCGAACCAAGGTGCTGAACTATTATCTGTAAATGCATATACTCCTGGTATTACAGTAGAAGCCGGTACCCATACGTTTCTTCCTGTAGCTGACTGAACTTGTAACCAAGGCCAGTATGAAGCTGCGTAAGAGCTATTGTGTCCTGTAGCTTGTGAAGTTACGTTAGCAATTGTAAGTTCTGAGTATCCTACTAAATCAATAGCAGCAATACAATCTCCTCTAGTCTCTGCTAAAGATACTAAACTATCTACAGTTGTTCCATGTGAAGCATCTATTAACCCAGGTGCTGAAATAATATTGAATAAAAATTCATCTTTATTTCCTAATAAAGAAATAATATTTGTATAATCTCCTGCTACTAAA